ACGGTCATTTCGGCTAGGGCGAACTTCTTGAAGAATGACGCCACGCTAGAAGAAATGCGTGCGATTCTTTGCTACATGGAAAGTCACCAGCCAAGGTGACGAGTCCCCTTCACTACTAGGCGGGCAACCGGCCTACTCAACTGGTTGCAACCCTACTAACCTGCTACTGAACACGGTTTTTACCATGGCCACCAACTTTGTTTGGGGTATCAACACCCTTGAGCGCGAAACCGACGACGGCTTCGTTTTTACCGCTCACTACACCGTGAACGCTGATGATGGCACCTACACCAGTGGTGCATACGGCAGCATCGGTTTTGAACGCCCCGACAACCTCATCCCGTACAACCAGCTCCAAGAGGACACCGTGATCGGCTGGGTCAAGGAAGCCCTCGGTGGTGACGAAAAGGTTGCCGAGATCGAAGCCGCTCTCCAAAGCCAGTTGAATGAGCAACATGCGCCCACCAAGGCCGCTGGTGTACCGTGGGCTTCCTGATTGCAGGACTGGCACTGCTGCTAGCCATCGCCATCCTCGGAATGATGGCTTGGCAGTGGTGCCACACTTCTGATTGGCAAGATCGCTACTGGTGACCTACGGCTAGACTCGTGGTATGGCAGTAGCACCCGGCACCTACAACATCAGCTTGCAGCGTCGCGCGGATTACTACGTGACGCTGCAGTTTCAACATGCCACTGGCACAGCAATAAACCTTACGGGCTGGAGCGTTGCGGCACAAGCGTGGGATAAAACTCGACAAACAAAGTACGCCGACTTTACTGTTACCTATACCGATCGCGTAAACGGTACAGTCACCGTTTCATTGACGGACGAGCAGACAACCTCATTCCCCAACGAGGTTTACTACGATGTTTTACTCACAAATACAGCCGGACTAAAAGAGTACTACTTAGAAGGAACTATTTTTGTTTCCGAGGGGTACACATCATGACAGCTGTGTACGTAACAACAATTTCAAATACAGTAACAATCTCTGATGACGGTACAGTCGTTACCGTACGTAACGGTGAAGTACCCTTATCAGACTTTGACGCACTAGAAGCTAGAGTGACGGACATTGAAGCATCCTTCGACGCCGGACAGTACTAGACATGGCAGTTAAATCAAAGACCGCACTGGGACGTGTCGAGCACCAGCCCGGCAAACCCAAAAAGACCCGCCAGGGTCAAGGTCAAAACAGCCTGCCCAATCACGGCCGTAAAAAGCTAAGGGGACAAGGTCGTTAAACTGTAGAAAAGGTCGGCAGTATGCCTCGCAATGGACAACCACGAAGAGGCCCAAATTACTGTCAAGCCACCCGACAACCCGTTTAACCAAGCCGTTCCAGCCCTACTGACCGCTTCGGTCATAGGCTTGGGCGGCCTTTTTATGCAAGTCGCCAAGCTAGACCAATCGGTTGGAACAGTAGCTGCCGACATCCAAGAACTCAAAAACGACTCAAAAGAAAGGCTTAGTGATCTCGAAACCCGAGTCCGCCATATTGAAATGACTGTCGGCAACAAAAAATGAGCGTCGTCAACACCACCGATTTCGGCAACGGCTACACGTTGGATCAGCTGGAAAACGAACGCGGCGAACTATACTACCGCGCCTGCCTCAACAGCGTCTGCCGTTACGCCGAAGACCACTACATCGCAATGATGTATCTCGAAGGCATGGGCTGGGACCCTAAAGCAGCCCCCCAGTAATCCACTGCACAATCGCATCCTCCCGGTGCGGCTCCCAAAACGGCTGGCCCCTGTACCACTCAATCCAGTCCTCCGCCGACTTTGAGATATTGCACCCAAAACAGCAGGCCACAAGGTTTTGCTGGTGCGTATGCCCACCCCGAATTTTGGGATGCACGTGATCTAGCGTCGCTGAACGCCCCAGATCCGCAGCACAGTACGCGCACTTGTTGTGCCAGTGCTTAAGGATGGATTGTCTAAACCGGGCCTTTGCTTCTTTTTTGTTTAAGTATTCGCCATCTTCAATCCGATGGTCCATACCCAGCAGTGGCTCCACAGAATGTAGCGGTAGAAACTATTACGTGCCCGGTTTCTCTTCTCTAGTACAGCTAAACTCAAGAAAAGCTCCGCTTTTTTATGACTGACCAACAAGTCGCTGTTGCCGCGATCGTCGTTGCCGCCGGTTCCGAAATTATCGGCATGAGCAGCCTACGTTCCAACAGCTGGATCCAGCTGGGACTGCAAGCCCTAAAGCTTGTTTTCCCTAAGCGTCGCCGCTAAACCTCGCAAGGGCCTTGTGATGACAACCAATAAGCTCCGTCTCAACGACTTATTCCGGTTTTACAAAGGACTGCCCCATCAGATGGCAGCCATCACAGAACTGGAGGCAGCCATCAACAAGGCCAACCCCCACATTTTGGGCCGCGACCAAGGCTGGTTCAAAACTTGGAGCGTCGCCGGCAAACAATCCAACTTCCCCAACAGCTGGGAAGGAATCCTTGAAGCCGCCCGAGTCGCTGGAGCAAAATTCCCCGAACTCGTAGCCGCACAATGGGCACTGGAATCCAACTACGGCAAGCTAGTTTCAGGCAGAAACAACTTTTTCGGCCTTAAAGGCGAAGGCAGCGACAAGAAAACCCAAGAATTTATTAACGGCCAGTGGATAACAATTACCGACAGTTTTATTGACTTTCCAGATCTACTGTCCTGTGTGATGTACCTCGTCGACCACTGGTACAAAGACTACAAAACCTATAAAGGTTGCAACAATGCTCCAACTCGTGAAGAGGCAGCGAAGTGGTTATACACGGAAAAATATGCCACCGACCCCAACTACCCAGGCAAACTGATCGCCCTCATGAATCAGCACACTGACACAAAACCGCTGGTCGCGCCAAAAGAAAAAATCCTCAAGGTCGCCTACGAATACCAACTGGGACCTGACGACGGTTCAACAGGCTATCGCCAGTGCTTTAGCTCCAGCTGCGCAATGGTTGCCCGCTACTACGGCAAGATTTCAGGCGACTACGAGTACAACAAAATCCGCGCCCGCTTTGGCGACACCACCGACCCCAAAGCACAAATCGCCGCCCTCAAATCCCTGGGGCTAAACGCAACATTTGAAATGGATGGCACAGTCGAAGACCTAGAAAACGAAATTACTCACGGCCACCCCGTTCCAGTCGGCTGGTTACACAAAGGCCCCGTATCCAGCCCTTCTGGTACTGGCCATTGGAGTGTCGTCATCGGATTTACCCCAACCCACTTCATCCATAACGATCCATTCGGCGAGGCCAACCTCACTGCTGGCGGCTACGCCAGTAACAAGGGAGGCGCGGGCATCGCCTATTCGCGCAAAAACTGGCTGCCTCGCTGGCTCATTGAAGGCACCGACACTGGCTGGTTTCTCAAAATCCGCCCGAGGTAACCATGCACCCAATCGAGCACAGCCCCGAGTCCAGCTTCCACAAAGCTGTAACTGACAAATGGCTAGTCGACCTCTTCAACCGCCAGGACTATCGCGGCCTCCTGGAAGCCGCCTTAGTGTTAAACACGCTCCATCAGCTGGAACGCACAAAATCGGCCTGGGCTATCCGCGAAGCCGCCGATAACCTGGCCGATCAATTCGGAATGGACCGAGATTCCGCCTAAGGCTGAAGCTTCTTACACAGACACAGCATCAGCTACCCACTGCTGGTACAGGCCCGTGTACAAGCTATACATCGGGTGATCTGTTTTATCGCGGCCGTACTGGACATACAACGAATCAAGAAAATCCTGTCGCTGCTGGTCTGCACAAATCCGCGCCCAGTTCTGCTGGAACAGCGCAGTCTTTGGGTTGGTCACGTCTAGCCTCCGCAAGTTTTAGATTCCGCCGAGCCGTCTCTTTCGGCCCTCGGGTTGAGCGCACCAGCCTAGGCTTTTTCGCCGCCGTCTCCGGCACCTCAACTTTGCAGTTGGGATAACGATTTGCGGCAAACGCAATCGCCTGCTGGAGCGACTCCGCCCTTACCAAATCCCGCATCGCGCCCTGCCCAGGCAACCAGATTTTCAGCTCGAACAGCTTTGTCTTTTCTGCACTGGTACGTGAAAGACCTTCACCGAGCCGCAGCTCCGGGTCGAGTTGTTCCTGGAACGGTACTACTTCCATGACCGGGGATAGGTGGGTTCATCAACGCTATGCACAGCAACGTTACTGTTAACGCACTGAGCAACAACTCGCGCCGCAGCGACAGCTCGCTCATATGTGACCCACGAGGATGCATCCTCCTTGGATGCGGTGAGACCAATTCCTTGACCAGGGCCGTAAACCGCCGTAACCCAGCGATCCTCGACCATGACGACATAGCGCGTCATCTGCCTTTGTGTGACTACTGTGTAAATCTAGTGCCTCCGCCTAGTCTGCGGCTGTATGTATCGAAACACAACTGAGTCTCATGCGTCAGTTTCTGACACATCTCCTTCTTGCTTGGAGCGCATCCTTCCCTGCACCCGCCGTTGCACCGACTCCGCCCAAGCCGCCTTATCAGCAGCCTCCGCAGCCTTGTAATCCGACACTGGAACAGCCTTCTCCAAAGCGGCGTAAACCATATCCCGCAACATTCCGGTTACCCGTTTGCCCTCACTGGCTGCAAGCTGCTCAGCCAACTTGTAGCGATGACTGTCGAGCAGCAACTGGCAATAAATTTTTGATCCGTGCTTCAGCGGCATTGCTGACTCTCTAGTCTGCTACACAGTAGCATACTGCGACACATTAGACGCGCCAGCGCACATCCTCATCCACATCCTTCCTCCACGAATTCGACTGCGCCAACCGCGCCCCATTCCTCTGCTGCCTGGAGCCCTTTCGCACCCGCCGCGCAAACTCCAAAAAAGCCGCCATGCGGTGCAAATCGCTTGTCTTTGCCAAACGAATCTCTCGCATCAACCACTCCATTACCAGTTCACGGCCCGTACGCGGGAGACTCATGCGTCCAACTCTGAGACTCGCAGGATCGACTGAACCTGCTGATCAGGACAAAGCCCCAGAGCTTTCATCCTCGCGGTGAAAGCATCTGGAGCAAGAACGAACAGGTCGTGTGTACCACCGTGTCGCGGGTGCATCCTGACCCGGTACTCGTAATCTTCCACAACCTGCTCGACGGTCACTTCGCTTGGTTCCAGCTACCCCCGACCTTAGCTTCGGCAAGCGGTGGAATCTCACCTAACCACTTCGCTTCAGCTTCCTCCATCACAGACTGCAACTGGATAGCCCAAGCGTTTGCGTGCTCTTCTGCGACGAGCAGGATGATCTCGTCATGCACCACGCCGGCCAAACGCACCACGTCCTCCCGGTCTGCGTGAAGCAGCGGCCACAACTTGCCGAGCGTAAGTTTAAGGACTGCTGCGCCAGCTCCCTGGATTGGTGTATTACAGCGCGTGGTGAGCTTATTGTTCTCGCCCGGTAAAAACCGCCGCAAGCCCGAGATGCGTATGCGGATAGATGGATTGTCCTTAGCCGCATCAGCATCGCGAGCATTTTTGCGCTGCCATGCGGAGATGCCTTTATATGCAGCGTGGAACTTTTCCCGCACCTCCGCAGCCTCATCAAGATCCATCTGGATTCCGGTCGACGCTGCATAGTTCCTAAGCCCTTTTGCACCCGACCCATATAGCAATCCGAAGTTCGCGCTTTTGCTGATCTGGCGCTGTTCCTTTGTAACTTCATCCTCAGCGACCCCATAAATCTGCGTCGCCGTAATCGTATGCAGGTCCTTTCCCTGCTGGAACACCTGAGTCATAAGAGAATCCTTAGCTTCCGCCGCCGCCAACCTCAACTCCATCTGCCCGTAATCTGCTACAACAAACTTCCAGCCAGCCGGCGCCTGTACACACGCTCTAAACCGCTGGTCACGCGGAATCTGCTGAAGATTAGGGCTCATACATGACATCCTTCCGGTATCAGCCCCCATTTGCATATAGCTGGCACGAATAAAACCATCCTTCGCCAAATTCTTCAACAAAGTCTCGGCCATTTGCCGCTTCTTTTCTACTTTCTTCCACCGCAAGTAATCAGCAACAACCTTGTGATCACCCACATACTCCTGCAGCGCCATCCGACTGGCGCTGGGTTTGCCGTTCTTCGCATCAATCGGCGCTTCGCCCAACAACGCTGTAAATTTCCTTAGCAACTGAGCCGGACTGTTGAGATTAAACGTATCTGGATCCGCCTTCTTACCTTTTGCTGCGGGCTTTGTCTGGTACAACAGCTTCCCGTCAAGTCCCCGGCACAGTTTGTGACCTGCGGGCAACGCAGCATCAAAGTCCTCAATAAACTTTTCTCCGACTTCGTGGTGTTCAATATCTAAATCCTCAATGAGTTTAATAAGATCCTGCTTATTAAAGGGAAGGCCCGTTCGCCATAATTGCGCCATAGCCGGCAACGCACTGCATTCCAAGTACCAAGCCGGATGCAGCGCCGCCGTCGCCATCCGCTGCTGGATCTGATCAAACAAGTCCAAAAGCACCAGCACATCTTTCGCCGCATACTGCAGCTGGCTCTCGGTCAAATCGCCCGACCAATCACTTTTCTGCTCCTCCTTAGAAATACCCTCGTGCAAGTAACGCTTCACCAAGTGCTGGAGCCCGTGCTTCACGTTGGGCATCCCATTGGTGAGGATCCGACTCGCCAGCATGGTGCACAAAACCTTACCCGCCGGATAAATTTCATGCTCCTGAAGCCAGCCAAGGTCAAAAACAGCATTGTGCGCCACCCATGTGCGCTCCACGCTGAAAAACTCCTCGACCTCAATCCAGTCGTTGTCATCCAACGAAAAGCAGTCGAGCACCACAGGCAACTTGCCTGGAGTACCCAACTGCAATAACCGCATCCCACCCATCTTTGGCTGGAGCTGCGTCGTTTCCGAGTCAAACGCAATCAGTGTCGCATCGTCGAGCGTGTGGAGGTGCTCGATCCCTTGAAGGAAGTCCAAGCCTGGTAGGGCAACTTGTACCCTACTACTCTAGCAGGCTGTCAAGCTCCCGTGCAGAGCACAAGTCGGCTGCCGCGAGTGTCCCACCCTCGGGAAGTCCCAGCAAACACCGCTTGTCCCAATGCACACAGCACCGACACGGCCCCCCATCCTCCTGGGGCTTGTAACTCTGCCGAATCCTCTCCATGCGAATCTCCAGTAACCCTGCAGCACTGGAGCGATAGCACTTCATACACATCACTGAGTTGGTTGTTTGTTTGCCGCACTGCTGGCACGGCCTGCTGTTGATCGAAATAGCCATCACGAAAAATGAACACGTAAAAATCCAGGTAAACGCCGAAGAAGATGCCTATGAGAGTGCATTGCAGCTCCCTGCGGCAGCTCTACCTCAACAGTAAAAACAGAGTACCCGCAATTAGAACACTTCCTTTTGCGGAGTATTGATTCAGCGGTGTCGTGGCAAGTGCGCTCCACATCAATCCGCTCGTGATCACAGTTAGCGCACCGCATCAGTCAACCCAGCTCCAAGCGATCTTTTTACAAATACGCCAAGCGTGCTTTGGATCAACATCAAACTCATCCGCGAGTTTTCGGTAAGACCACCCTTCTGCTTGTAATCTGCGCATTTTCTGTACAAGTTCTGGCGTAAGAATCGCGGCGAAATTTTCCTCCCCGCGTTTGAAAGGCTTAGTAGTAACCATGAATCAGTAGCAGTCAGTTGTTCCAATGCCGGATAACTCCCGCGCAAATGAAAATGTTTGTAGTCATATAGGCCGCCAAGATAAAAAAGCGCACCAGTGCAACCTGATCAGCAATCCGGTCGTGCTGGTGCGCCTTCTCTCCCAAGGCCTTGGCGACAACTCGCCACCAGTGCCTCATTTGAGGCATTTGCACGTTTGGTGCCTCAAATCGTGCATTTGCACATCAGCCCTCCCGGTAAGCCTCAGTCGCCAGTCGATTGATCAACCGCGTGAGATACCAGTGGCACTTCCGCGCATCCTCCAAGGAATCTTTTTTCAGCCACATGCGGCTGAGGTATTTGAGGCACTGCCACTGGAGCGCACCAGCAACCGGATCAGGCGCATGTTGCGACCAGTCCTCCAGCACATCAATCGCCTCAAACTTCCCGGCGGTGTAATGCCGGGGGTGGTGCACTGGGTCGCTCATCCCTTGGAACCCTGCACAGACGTGTCACCTTGGTACCTCCCAGTGTGGGAGTAGTCCTTGGACGGCAGCATCGTCATCCGATGGAACACGATCTGCGCAATCCGCATCCCAGGCCACAGCGCAACCGGGTGCATCATCCGCGCGTTCTGCAGTTCCAGCGTTAGCCTCCCACAGTATCCCGGGTCGATGTACCCAGCAAGGAGATGCTCAACCCCCTCCCTGGCACGACTGGACTTCAACGCCAGCTGCCCAGCAATACAGTCCGGCAACCGGAACTCCTCAACCGTCTCCGCAAGGATGAACTCATGCGGCTGGAGCATGAACGGCTCTTCCTCCGTATGCCCAGCAATGGAAAAGGGCATCAGCTTAGGTGTTGACGACAACTCCACCAACAGGTTCTCGCCGAGTCTCACATCAAGACTCGCGGGATTCACCAAGCCTGGATCAAAGGGAGTGACAAGCTCCCTCCGCGCCAGCGTGTGAATGTCAATATCACACAAGATGCTCACGCCGCAGCCTCAGCAATCTCCTGCTGGAGCTGTACATGCTTCCAAGTCTTATTCCACTTGATGCAGTTGATCGTGGTGGGGTGGACTCCGAATTCCTTGGCGATCTTGCCCACCGACTTCCCACCAGCGGCCAGCTGGCGCTTAATCTCCAGCACCTTCACGTCAGTCAACACCGACACCCCGCGCTTACCCTTGCGGCTGGACTTACGAGTCTTACTCTGAGACTCCGGCTTCTGTACGGATTTTGTCCGTACAATGCACTCTCCAGCGGGCAGGGGAATGGTCTGCTTGGAGTTGGTCAGGTCCAGTTCAACGTGCTGGCACGTATCAAGAGCAAAGCGAGCAGCATCAAGAGCCTTGATGACCTGATCAAACTGAGCTTCAGAAAGGATGTACATGTTCATAGGATGGAACGTGTGCAGTGTAGTAGGCAAGAGCGGGTCTGTGTCAATAGCTAATCCGCACAGTCGCTGTTCCATCGAGTGGAACACCTAAACGATGTGCTGCACCAGCAGAAAGATCAATGCTGCCGCAGTCACACCGATCAGTAATTGGTACCAGCAGTGCTCGCCCCTGGTGCGAGACGCGCACTTTGGTGCCGCACGGCAACCACGGGTGCGCAGCACTTACACCCCAGTGCCGATACACACTGCCGCAATACGCCACCTCCCCGTGATATTCCGGGTGGTAAACGGTTGCTGTGACCTCCCTGCCTGTGTGATGTGCCAGTGCCGGCCCGTTAAACACAAGTGCTGCTGCAAGTAAAAAGCGCTTCATTGTCAGTCAGTTTCGAGTTCGAGTTTGATAGCGGCTTGGAAATAGCTAGCCACTTTTAGTCTGCGATACGCCGGGCCAGCCTGTTCAGACTGCTTGTTTTCAATCCCTTCGTACTCGTGCCGCGCCTCCTGCAGCGCGGCTTTTGTATCGACGTTCAGCAAGTGCAACTCAGAGTCCGACAACTCTGAGAGCTTGTCCAAGTAGACGGTGCGTCCGTTCAAAAGGTATGAACGATAAAACGGCACCATTGCGTTTTCAGTCATCAGTGTGTTGAACGACGTAAGAATTGCGAAGTTGGGAACGGATCGTAATGGTGGCGTCATACCCGACATTGCCGAGGTACTCCGCCGCCCGCAGAGCCACCATATGCGCCATAAGCACTGGGTCGTGCTTGTACTTACCGATGGTGTCCATCAGCTCGTACACGTAGGAGTCACATGCCTGGAACTCCTCGGGAAACGGTAGCCCCAAAGTGTCGTACCAATCCGACTCCAGCACTGTTTCACCAGGCTGAAGCGGATTCGGCCCCCACTCCCCACCGTCATCTCCTTCCCACCCATAGTCTCGACGGACTGCCCACTCATCTGCTGCTTGGCGCATCGCACGCTCCACATCAGAAAGGTGCTCGTACCAGTTCGGGCGAGTCTCCAGTTGCTGGAGATTGAAAGCTGCGTCAGTCATTGAAATTCTTAAGCAAAAAAGTTTGGATCTTGCTGCCTCAACCGGGTGAGATCCGTGAGTCTCAACTTGAGAATCTCGTGGATGGCCAGCTTCGACAGTGTAGTAGACGAGATGGTCTCGCTGGTAGCAAAGACGTAAATGAGGTGGCGGTAAAGCTGGGTCAAAGTGCGAACCCTGACCCAGTGCGTATCCCCCGGAATAGGCTCTAGCCCTACGCACCAATCGTCGTAGTCGTCTTGGTTACGTAGGTCACGAGCTTCAGACGTCCCAATCAGACGTGTCGAGTGGAGTCCAGTCGTCAACGCGCTCGGTGAGCATGGCCCGGAGTCCTGCATCGGTGGCTGGAATCAAGTCTTCATCTGAAAAGTAGAGGGTGCCTCTGCACAGGGCAGGCCCCCACTCGGGTGGGTCGAGCTGCGTCTGCGGATAGACCAGAACAGCGTCATCAACAAGGGCATCGACAACAAGGTGGTCGCCTTCAAATCGCAGTTCCTCAATGTCCAGTACCTTCACTTGACCTCCTGAGCAGGGTTGCTGGTCTCCATCCGATCCAACCACTGGTCCCAGCTCATCTTCAAGAACTGCTCCAGATCCTGCAGCTTCTCCAGCTGGTTGATGTCGTAGATGGGGTCGAGGCCCACAGCCTCCATATCCGCAATCTTCTGCTGGAGCGTAAGGATGCCCCAGTTGACCGCGAAGAACCACGGACTGAGCTTTGTGTTTTCGACTTTGGTGTGCAACGTGTCCATTTGTAATTCAGTAATAGAAGCGCCCGTCTCTCCGGGCGTGCCCTTAGTGTTGCACACGAACAGCCCAACCGCAAGGCCGGGCTGTCGCATTCCGTTACAACCGCGTGGGTTGGCTGGTGCTGGCTACGCTGGCGGCTTAGACACCTTTTTGAGGCGTCTAGGCGATCCCGTAGAGGCCGGCTGCGGGAACCAAGGTGGACACCGCGTGAGGACCCACTACCGGCCACCCCTTTGAGCACCCAGGCAGGACTCGAACCTGCATCGCACCGCAGCGGCGGTGCCGTCCTATCCATTGGCTCGGACTGGGTGGGATGGCCCAAGCGTGACCGGCCTCAGGGACCGGACAGAGGCTTGGGCTCTTGCAGCCCGATGCCAAAGCAGAGCGGGAACCAGCTCAGGTTATTTGGGTCAGGTAGACGGTGACTACCAGGATTCCCAGCAGCCACGTCAGTCCGAACACCACCACGGGCGGAATCACACCGGCACCCCAAGCTCCTCGGGCTGGTACTGAGTTAGCACGCAGACGTCGGCGCCTTGCTTGAGAGCCGTGCCCACTACGTAGTGGAACTGCGCCTGGGCGTCCTCGGACTCCTCGATCTTGTACTCCTCGACCTCGTAGGCGAGCCCCTTGCGGTACCAAGAGACCCGCACCACGGCTAGCAGCTCGAACGGGATGTCCCCCACGGTGTAACCCAGCGTCGGCTTCCTGGGACGCTTCGGCTGGGGCGGTTCAGGCTTAGCCACGGGATCTCTCCAAAAAGCCCACGCGACAACCCGCATGAGCCCTAGCAAAAAGTTAGGCGGGGTGAACATCAAGGCATAAAACCCGGTAATCGGATAACTGCGCGTAGACCTCGTTACGTTCCTCAAGAGTCATCGCCTCCAACTGGCGCTCGATTTCTTGACTTAACAGGAAAGCAAGCAGGTTAGAGGGCTTACGCATGGTGCGTTTGGATAGCCACTCCAAGCCGTTTGCGGTCACATCCGAGAAAGAAACAGTGATGCGATTCATACAAGTGTGCACAACCGCATCACTTTAGCACTTTTTACCAGATCTCGGCCTCCTTTGTCAGGCGCTCCATTTCTTCGGGAGTGCGCCAGTTCTCGCGCGTGAAGATAGCGCTGTCCTCGTGTCCCAAACTCTCAGAACCCCTGCGCTGCAACGGATCTGCTGCTTTTAGTTGTCCCGTTTTGTCCCGTTTTGTCCCAACCTGTCCTTTTTGCGTCCCAGAAGCCGTTTCAGGGACAGCTTTAGGACAACTTGGGACAGAACGGGACAAACTGGGACAACCGATTTCCTGAGATCCAGCTCCAGCACTGGATTCTTCTTCTTTGGGACAACTTGTACCTCCTCCCCCCCTGCGCGCGAGAACTGCTGAGTAGCGCTTGCTGGAACGATCTCCCTCAACCACCACCAATCCCCGGTCAACCAAGCGCTGGAGCGATTTCGAGATGGCGTTGACGCTGCCGCCCAGCAGAGGGTCAGCGTTCAACTCCGCCTTGGTCATTGGCACGCCCTTGGTACGCAGGCGCTGGAGCACCCGGTCGATGATCGAAGCTGGCGCCGCCGAATCCACGCCCTCCGCAGCTGGCAGATCCTGAAGCGAGAACGTGAGGTCTTCCTTCTGGCGCAGGACCAGCTGCTTGCCTTCGTTGCCCTCACGGCTCTTACCGATGGTGATAAGCCGCGCAGAGGCCCCCACACGCTCCAAATCAGCCTTCTCTGGGCGGTTGATGCCCCAAGACTCATCCACGGCGTCCTGGAGCGCTGAGGTGCCTCTGAAGTCGCCGCTCTTGGCGGCGTGGTGGATAAAGACGATGGTGGTTGCCGGGAAGCTCTCACCGTTCTCGGCGCTGTACCAATAGATGGGCTCGGCGTACTCAGCCTTGTTCTGGTCGTACGCACAACCGCGCATACAGGCGGTCACCGAGTCCCACACCACGAGTTTGGGGCGATGCTCCTCGATTTGCTGGATAAACCAGGGATACCAAAGCATTGACACTTTGTTCTGTACTACAACCGGATCGTCAGCAGTGAACTCCAAATCCTGGAACTGCTTGCGCATCCGCCGGCTGTTCTGATCGCCGTTAAGCCACAGCACCTTGCCCTGCTCGACTGGCACTTCAGCACCCCGCACAGAGAACGGAATCCCTCGGGCAATGTGCTTGGCCAAGGTCAGCACCGCCATCGTTTTGCCACAGCCACCACGCCCGTGGATCAATACGGTGCCGGGCTTCGGCAGCAGATCCGGGATCAGGTATTCGATTGGCGCGTCCTCCATGGCAAAAATTTCTTGCAGGCTGCCCCCCTGCGATCCACGGCGGTATTCCTGGTCCGCGATGAGCAGCCGCACAACCGCCGCCGCTTCCCGGTAACCAGCCTCCAGCGCAATCTCGTGGAGCTTGTGCTGCACCTCTGAGGGATTGGGCAGCGCCATAGCTGCCGTGGCGCGTTTGACGATCTCTTCGTGCGAAAGACCAGTGGTGCGGAACCGCTGCACCCGATCTTGTTCAGCACCATCAACAACCTTCCGCAGATCCTCCGAAAGCCACAGGCGCCCCGGCATCTGCTGGTCCGCCATCCAAAACAGCGTCCCCAGACTCACCGGCCCCTTCCGAAAGCTCTTCCAGACCTCCTCACAGGGATTGCCTTCTGCCCAATCCTGTGAAAATTCGGGGTCTTCTGCAGACCACGCCGACCAAAGCGTCAAACCAAGGTCAGTCGGCAACTCCGAGTGGATCGCCATCCCAACCTTGACCCAGTGATCCCGGCTGCCATTGCCTTGACCAGGAATCACCCGCAGCGCCGACTGGATGATCTCAGCAATCTCAGCTGGATCCCGATCCGAGAAATCCAGCGCCTTGCGGTTCTTGATGAAGCCGCCGTCCTGCACATCCTTGCCATTGGCATCCCGCATCTCCGCCAACAACCACTCCGGCGCCTCAGGAATTGCCTCCAGGTCGCCTTCAAAGCCGTACTCACCAGCTGGAGCCTTCCCATCACTGGAGCCCGGATACGCCCCGTAGAGGACGCCCTGACGGCCCCAGAGCACCTCGTACCCAGCGCCGGTATCCGACAACCCAAAACCCTTTACAACGCCCCACAGAGCCTCTGGGACGCGAAACAGGTACTTCGCCGCATTGGCCTTGGTCGACGTGATGACTGGAGCAGCCTCCAGCGACTCCCCCCACTTCTTTTTGAGACGACTGAGATTCCGATCCACATCAAGAATCACGAGTCCCGCACTGCGAGCGCCCGTAAACGCCCCCACCGCTTGGAACACATCAGGCTTGCGCTCGATCTGCAGCGCCACATCCGACGGCGCCATCACCGTGTGGTGACTGCGCTCTAACGGTGTCTTGCCCTTCGAGATTTTCCCGGACTGGATCGCCTGCCCTTTGGCGTAAATCGGTGCGTAGGCGATGCCCACGGGCAGCTGGCGCACAAAAGCCAGCAGCTCCTGCGTCTTACCTTGAGACATGTTAGACTCTCACACGAGAATGTTCGCTACGCCCCGCAGCCTTCTGGCCGTGGGGCGTTTTCTCATGGTAGCCAGCCGGTCAAGACCGTGTTACTGTGTTACTCGTTGCCCCCGGGCGACCATTCAAAAGCACCAACCCCAATGGGATTCCTCTCAAAAAGCGCATCCGCAGCAGTCACTTCTAATGGCACAGGCGGCGGTTACCTCAGCCTCAGCAAGCTGCCCGACGGCGGCTCTGTCCGCTTCGCCCTACTCACCGACGAACCTCTGGAGTTCTACGAGTCCTGGGGCCAAGCCAACGGCGCCTCCAAACCCTTCCGCTTCGATTTCGAGCCCACCTACGAAGACGTGGTTGCCGAGATGGGCGACTTCGAACCCCGCGAAGGACGCGGCGGCCCTGGCACCGCAGACGTGAAGTTTGCCATCGCCTGCCCGGTCTACAACTACGAATCTGGCAAAGTCCAAGTCCTGCAGATCACCCAAAAGTCCATCCTCAAGGAAATCGACCAGATCTCCCAGATGGAGGACTACGAAAACCTGCTGGAGTGGGACTTCACCATCGGCAAAAAAGGCAGCGGTCTGCTGACTGAGTACACCGTGCGCCCAGTCCCCCGCAAAAAGGGCAGCCAAGAGCACATCGACGCCGCCTGGCTAGAAGCCAAGGCCGAAGGCTTCGACCTGGGACGCCTACTCACCGGCGGCAACCCCTTCAAGGCCGCCTGAGATGAAGGTACTCGTTGCCTGTGAATACAGCGGACGAGTGCGTGATGCATTCGCAGCTCGGGGACACTACGCCCTGAGCTGCGATTTATTACCTACAGAAGCCCCTGGTAATCACTATCAAGGCGATGTAAGCGCCTTGTTGCACAAGGACCATAACTGGGACTTGTTAATCGCCTTTCCGCCGTGCACATACCTAGCATCCTCCGGGATGCACTGGACCGCAAGGGGTTTGCGCGATCCGCAGCTAACAGAAGACGCCCTAAGTTTTGTACAGCTTCTGCTAAGTGCGCCAGTAGAACGCATAGCACTGGAGAACCCAGTCGGATGCATTTCAACGCGAATCAGAAGGCCCAATCAGTACATTCACCCGTGGCAGTTTGGCCACCAAGAGTCAAAAAAGACCTGCCTGTGGTTAAAAAACCTGCCCCTGCTGGAGCCCACCGACGTGGTGCAGAAGCCGGAGTCTGGTGTGTGGCTTAACCAAACACCTTCCGGCCAGAACAAGCTGGGACCATCAGATGAACGCGCCAAGCAACGCAGCCTGACTTACCAAGGCATTGCCAATGCAATGGCCGAGCAGTGGGGCTGAAATTTTCAAGGCCCCGCGCTATGGCGGGGCTTTTTAGTGGTATTATCAGATTGGGAAAGAATATCCAAATGGCCTCCAACACACAAGACACCCTGGCAGGACTACGTAAATGGAGGCTGGAACAAGACAATTCAGGCCCGTTCCGGGTCTACCGCGACATCAACGGTAATATCTACCATAGTGTTACACACATCCTAAAGGAGACTAGCGACAAGACCGGACTGGAACGCTGGGAAGCCCGCCTCGGCCCCACCGAAGCCACCCAACAGCGCAACGTTGCCGCCACCCGAGGCAACATGGCCCATTCACAGGCCGAGTACCTCCTCAAAACCTCCATGCAGCTGGCACGATCCACTGCAAACAAGCGCAACTCCATTCGCTGGGACGAACAGGGACTGGCACGCATCCCTTCGCCAATCACGCAATGGGCACTCAAGAGGGTCCGCCCAAATGTCCCCAGGGTTGGCTGGAGCGCTTCCGGCTACGCCCGCAGCTTGTCCGACTGGATCGCCGAGAACGTCACCGAAATTTTCGCCTCCGAATTTTCCATTCACCACCCAGCCGGCTTCGCCGGCACTTGTGACGCCTTAATCGGCATGAAAAATAACGAGCTGGTACTAGCTGACTGGAAGACCAGCGTGGGCCGCAAGACTAAAAAGGACGAAGCCGGACTGGAACACCTCCCGCCCGGCCATTCATACATTGATCAGTGCGGTGCCTACTCCCTAGGACTGAAGCACCTCACCGGCCTCCAACCAACTGGAGCAGCCATCGTGTTGGCACGCCGCTGCGGCGCCCCCAACATTCACTACATGTCGGCTCGTGAACTCGCCGACGCAGAAAACTCATTCATGGCTCGGCTGGAGCTGTATTTCGATCAGCTGCAGTCCTCGCTTCGCTCGGACGAGGACCAAGCTTCAGCGTGAAGCCTAATTATCCGCCATTCATAATTTCAATAAATCCCGTTTATTGATCATTCAAGTATTGCTTGGAACGGCCATTCACCCAATACCCCATTCAGGCTGGCCATGCACTACAGACTCTGACTTTTGCGGTGACTGGAACCAGCGGTATGAACTGGCACCCGATGGGACATGGCGTCCGGTAGTGTGAGTCTCACGAGTCTCACGGTGAGACGCTGCTAGGGCAGGGATGGAGCAGACTCAAGGGCAGAGTCGGCCGGTAGGTAAAAGTACCTAGTTCCGGATACAGAAAAGCCCTAACCGCGAGGGTTAGGGCTGGAGCTTATCGGCTGATTAGCTGGAGCAAGCTGGTCAGCTGCTGCGGCGTTAAGCGGTTGGGGCTTTGCGTGAGGGTTGGGCCTTGCCGGCATCGGAGCGCCGCTTGCGCGCTCGGCTAACGCCTCGCGCAGCTTTCTGCCTATTAGCTGGAGCAGCTGGAGCCGGTTCGGGTGTGCGCGGAAAAAGTCCCGTAGCTTGTGGAAAAAGCTCAGCCGGGATGTCGGCTCCGCCGTTTAAGCGCTGACAATCTCGCCAGTACGGCACCAGCTCCCGCCATAGCTGGATCGGACCCTCTTTGCCGTGAGCAGCCTGGAGTGCCAGCAAATCCGTCCAGTCGCTCGCTTCGATGGTGGAGCGTTCAATCGCCCACCGGAGGTCTCTTAGGTGGCGCTTCTCAAGGCGCAGCTGTTCCCGCTCAGCCTCTCGGGCTTCGCGCTGGCGTCCTTTTGTCGTCCATTCTCCGCCGCTCATGGTTCGATCCTGCCGGGGTTCGGCTGAAGGGATACCCTGCGACATTAGCAGCATCGCCAACCCTGGCGAGCCACATTACTAAGTGTGACAATAAGAGAGGGAAGCGGCTGGCGCGTTGATACGCTTCCGGGTGACCACATAGGCATACCACGCCATGACGATCTTCAGAACCACGGAACCGCGCGGCACTTTTCGCGTTACTTACGAGACTGTGACGGCAGCATCAGCCGAGCAAGGAGACTGCGCTGATCGCGGCTGGCTTAGCTGGAACGGCAGCCCTGCGGACGAGTATTCCGATTCTGTTTGGGACCTGCGCGATCTGACAGAAAAGCTGGCAGGTTGCTACGCGGAAGGAACCGGCGAACGTGTACCGAGCTGGATCAGCCTCGATCCCGGTTCGGATTTTTGGCTCTCGCCGTTCTGGCGTGATCTTGCTGGTGAGGATGCCTTGGGCGTTACCGCTTATGTGCACCGGCCGGATTGGATCACTGACGCCAGCTGGCTGCGGGTCTGTCGTTTGCTCGGCTGGCGCTGGCGTTATTGACGGATCGCCCGTTCGGGCTTACTGTATTTCACGAGACCCCCAACCCTAAGGCTCACACCATGACAACCACATTTCACTGGACTGGATCACACGTCAGTGGTTCTCGCGCTTGCGCTGTTGTGCGTTACGCAGGAGCCACTGACACACGTGGCAGCCGCTGGCTCGCAACCATTAAGCGCGACAGCGACAATACCTGGCGCGCTTCGGCCACGTATCAGGAAGGTCCCATAACCGCAGCACTGCGGGCAGCCAGTAAAGCCGGCGTGGAGTGGCAGGCCGTTACCTGCCACAGCATTGATTCCGATACCTACTGCGTAGGGTTCTGATCATGCTTTGGACCTTAGAACTAACTGATACGTTCGGCGGTGAGGCTAACTACAGCTGGGTTGAACGTGAGCAGCTTGAGCTTCCAGCGGACGCCACGGATCGCCAAGTTGTGACGGCTGCTAAGGCAGCACTCGGGCTTACTGGCACGCGGTGCCGGCGTTTTGATCACGGCGAGGGATTCGAGCTTCGCCCGTGCGGATCGTGCACTGTGGCTTTTGTCTTGCCGTCTTACTAGCTGGCACGCTCACCGATCAACTGCCCGGCCACAGTGCCGGGCTTTTTGCTGCGCGGCCTGCGGCCGCTTGCAACTTACAACCTAAGATTGAACCAAAGCCTAGGAGTTTAAGACTGTGAGCGAACAACCGGAAGCTATCAACGAAGCGCCGGAAGTTGCGCTGGAAGCTGGAGAGAATCAGCCGCGTCCGTACGGCAAGCGGAACCCATATGCCTATATTGAACAGCGGCAGCAGCGACTCTATAGGAGGCAGCTTGACGGCTTGAGTGCTCGGCAGCTGGTTCTAGAACACGCGGAACGTGAGGGCTGCTCTGTAGCGACCGCCTGGCGCGATTGGGAAGTTGTGAACCAGTGGAACGCTGAAGACTGGGATCGTGATCGGGCAAACATGCTCGCAAGACTGCAAACAATGCGGACAAAGCTATTTAACGCTGCAATCCGCAAGGGGCAGTTACAAACCGCCGCGCAGGTTCTTGATAGTTTGGGCAAAGTAGTTAACGAAGCTGGTATAGAACAGCAGGCCGCATCTGTGCCAAATCTCCAGATCACCGTTGAGGACCGGCGCCAGGCTTGATTCTGGGCCGATAGTGTGCGACAATGGGAGCTAGTCACACCACGACTCCCCGTGCAACGTCTCCACCTTTTTGCCGTTCTGCTGATCGGCTGCGCTGTGCTCGCAATGGGCGCTGACAACAGTCAGCAGCTGGCACGCTGCGAGGCTACCGGCCGCCAGGCTGCTGAGTGTCGCTTACTCGTGCTTGGTCGCTGAATGTGCTAATGTCAAACAGTACCAAGGCACACCCAGCCATGACCCTTCCCACTTCCGACCACGTTTGCCAGGGCTCTGCTCACGGTTCCACCTATGTCGGTTGGGGCGGCTCTGCCCGCTACCACGCGGACGCTACCCCTCTCGCTTGCCGCCTGAGCGATCGCGAGCGCTCTTTCCCTCCTATGTCGCAGGGTATTGAGCGGCGCCGCTGGGTTGATCAGCGCCGCATCCCGGCCGGTGAACATACCCAGCGCCGCTGGGCTGGTGGTATTGACGACGCCGGCCACCGGTTCGCCTGATCCGCACCACAAGCCGGCATTGTGTTGCCGGCTTTTTATGTTGATACAATATAACGATACTGTGATACAACACAAAACCGTCTTTGTAATTTTGCGATGCGGTTGCACCGGCAACATACTGCCGGCCTTTTATGTTGACACAATATAACGATACTGTGATACAACACGGGGGTATGTTCGTGATTCTGTGATGCGGTGGCGGGACCCAGGGAACCTACTGACATATCCTCAATTCCTTCCTCTGTTACACACCGGGGGCAGGGGTTCGATTCCTGTAATACCCTAGAAGGTACCCTCCTACATAAAAATGCCCGATTCTGCTGGAGCACTCACCCTCCGCTACGCCCAGGGTCAGGTCTTCAACAGCCGCAAACGCTTCAGAGTGCTGGTAGCAGGCCGTCGATTCGGCAAAAGTTACCTGTCATGCATCGAATTATTGCGTGGGGCGATCGAAAGGCCGGGCGAAACCTTCTTCTACGCGGCCCCTACATACCGGATGGCGAAGGACATCGCTTGGAAAGTCCTGAAAAAACTAGTCCCAAAAGCCTGGATCAAGAGCAAGAACGAAACCGACCTCAAAATCGAACTGGTGAACGGCTCAACAATCGAGTTGAAGGGCACTGAAAACGCCATGGCTCTACGCGGCCGCAGTTTGGCTGGCGTGGTACTCGACGAAGCCGCCTTCATGGACAGCGAAGTCTGGTTCGAGGTAATCCGCCCCGCTCTGGCCGACAAACAAGGCTGGGCACTCTTCATTTCCACCCCCGACGGCACCGCCAGCTGGTTCTACGACCTCTGGTGTTACTGCGAGGAAGGCGACAACGACTGGAGCCGCTGGCAATTCACAACGATTGACGGCGATAACGTCCCAGCAGAAGAAATCGAAGCCGCCCGCGCCCAACTCGACCCCCGCACCTTCCGCCAAGAGTTTGAGGCAAGCTTCGAAAACCTCTCCGGCCTCGTCGCCGTCTCCTTCGGAGACGAAAACATAGACAAACAGGTCCAAGATTTGCCAATTCTGCCCTTGCTACTCGGCCTCGACTTCAACGTCGAATTTATGGCCGGCGTTTTTGCAGTCAAAAAAGGCGAAGACCTATGGGTATTTGACGAACTGGTACTAACCGGCGGCGCCACAACATGGGATTTCTGCGAAGCCGTCCAGCACAAGTTCGGTATCGAACGCCGCATCATCGTCTGCCCCGATCCAACTGGCGGCGCCCGCAAAACCGCCGGTGTCGGTCAAACCGACCACTCAATCCTTCGAAAGTCAGGTTTTACGGTGTCGAGCCCCCGCGCACCATGGAAAATCCGCGACAAAATCAATGCCGTAAACATGGGTCTGATGGATGCCAACGGCAAGCGCCGCATTTTCATCCACCCGCGCTGCAAGGAACTGATCAAGTCCTTACGCACACTTACCTACGCTCCAGGCACTGGCTTGCCCAATAAAAATCTCGGCGTGGATCACGCTTTCGACGCTCTGGGTTACCTATGCCTACAAAGTTTCAACCTTGCTAAACCCGAAACCCTCGGACCCACTAACTATCGAGTTTGGTAATAAGCGCCTGTACCGCTTGGTGAGCCTCTTCGGCTGTGGTAAACGACGGTGTTGAGTACAGCTTTTTATCCCTACGCACCTGCCCTATCCAGCGCCATTTGCGTCTGTACACGTGTTTGTACGGTGAACGCCTACGCTTATGCCCTTTCTGGTTACTGGTGTTTGCTCCTCGCTTCACCAAGCGCAAGTTTTCCCACCGGTTGTCTAAACCGTTTCCGTTGATGTGGTCCACCATTAAGTCCCCAGGATCTTCTCCCGTCATGTACATCCAAATAAGCCTATGGGCTAAGTATGTAACAGTATGAAATTTGCCGGCGTAGTACGTCTTTGTGCTGTTAGAACCGTTGCCCATAGCGGTCTTACTACCGAACCGCGCACCGGGCCTTACCCGCGACTGGGGATCCGGCAACTGCCAAATCAACTCCCCTGTCTTCGGGGTATAGAACAAGCACTCCTGCAAAACGTACTGCTCAGGGAGGGGCTTAGGCACGACTGGTACAGACTCTATGTAGATCCTAGCACGCTAGACTTACGTATATGCTCACGAGCAATGGCTAAAAAGAAAACCGTTGCCCAGAAAAAGGTCTCCAAGGTTATGCGCGAATACGGCAAAGGCGAACTCCACTCAGGTAGCAAAAAAGGCCCCGTAGTGAAATCCCGCAAACAAGCCATCGCCATTGCAATGTCCGAGGCCGGCATGACCAAAAAACCCACCAAAAAAGGTAAAAAATAACCTCCCCCATGTCTTACCTACTACATAACTCCTCTATTACCACCTCCTACGGACTCAGCACCGCCGGCGGAGGCGCCGCCGCTTCTGTTGGAGCAACCGACGCCTTCGGCCGCATCCGCACGTCCGCACCGCTAACACTTTTCGATTCCAGCCACCGATATAGCGACAACGGCCTGTGGGCAACCTCCACAACAAGCGGGGGTAGCTCAACATTTGACGCCAACGCCGGCCTGGTCAACCTCGCCGTAACCACCACCTCCGGTTCCGAGGTCATCCGCGAAACCACCAAGTGCTTCTCGTACCAGCCGGGCAAATCCCTGCTGGTGATGTCGACATTTACGATGGCCGCCGCCAAAACCGGCCTCCGCCAGCGCGTCGGCTACTACGGCGCCAGCAACGGCATGTACCTAGAACTTGCCAACAACGACCTCAACTTTGTCGAACGCAGCTCCTCCACCGGCTCGCTAGTCGAAACCCGCGTCCCCAAATCCAACTGGAACATCGACCCTCTGGATGGCACTGGCCCATCCAACCTCACACTTGACATAACAAAATCACAAATTCTATGGATGGACATCGAGTGGCTCGGCCTTGGCACCGTCCGCCTAGGTTTCGTCATTAACGGCAAATTCATCCACTGCCACTCCTTCCACCACGCCAACATCATCACTGGAACATACATAACAACCGCATCACTCCCTCTCCGCTACGAAATAACAAACACCGCCACCACCGCAAGCACCAGCACCCTCAAACAAGTCTGCTCAACGGTTCTTTCCGAGGGCGGTTACGAACTTCGTGGTCTCCAGCAATCCATCGGCACCGCTATCACAGCTCCCTCCGCCCTCACACTCGCGGGCACTTACTACCCGATCATTTCTTTACGCCTTAAATCAGCACGATTAGACGCAATCGTCATCCTTACTGCTATATCAATCATGGCGGCCTCCGCCAACGCCAACTACACCTGGCGCGTAGTCGCCTCCGCCACAACCACGGGCGGCACTTGGACTAGCGCAGGAACCAACTCCAGCGTCGAATACAACCTAACCGGCACCGCAACAACCGGCGGCCGCGTCCTAGCCGAAGGCTATTTCAGCTCCACCAACCAAAGCACCACATCAGTCGACATCCTCAAAGAGGCCCTCTTCAAGTTTCAACTGGAACGCGACGGCCTTACATCAACACCTTACGAATTAAGCCTGCTGGTGGCAGCAAGCGTCGCAACTTCTAATGTGCACGCATCTATGGACTGGGAGGAAATCAGTCGCTAATGGCTATCCAAACAGTTAACGGCGGCTGCGTCCACATCGAAATCGACGCTGAGGACGGCCTCACCCACGCCACCTTCGTATTCAAGTCACCCCAAAACCCCGAAATCCTCGGCGGTTTTGTCACCATGCTGGCCCAGGGCGTCGAAGTGCTGGTACCCATCACCGATCCCGACGACGAAGAGGAAGACGATGATTGAGTCTCTGCCAAAATAAGTACAAAGTAGGAGTCAAGCCGTGGTTTACAGCGCCAACATCCCACCAACTGGTGCTGTAGTCAGCGAATCCCCCTTCGTCCGCAGCCTAGACGTGATCGGCATGATGCCCGACTGGAGCGTCATGGCCGCCGTCACTCACGGCACCAACTACATCCGGGATATGTCAGAGACATACCTCCCACAAGAACCCCGCGAAGACGACGACGCCTACCAAACCCGCGTCGACCGCAGCGTCCTCAGCCCCTACACCAGCCGCCTAATCGAAACCGCCGCTGGTGCCATCCTCCGCAAACCCATCCACGTCGAAGGCGACCCCTACTGGCTGGAACTGATCCAAAACATCGACGGCATCGGCTCGAACATCAACGAATACGCCCGCCGCGCTCTCGTCAGCAGCCTGACCTATGGCCACAGCGCCATCCTGGTGGACTATCCCGCAGCAATGGGAGCGCGAAATCTTGCTGAGGAACGCGCCCAAGGCCGCCGCCCCTACTTCGTCCACATCGACGCCCCCCAAATCTGGGGCTGGCGCAAGGAACCCGTCACCAACCGCCTCCTCCAAGTCCGCATCCATGACTACGACGTCCGCCCCCTCAACGAATTCGGCGAAGAACAAGTCGAGGAAATGCGCGTCATCTACCCCGGCCGCTACGACCTCTACACACTGGGCCGCAGCACCGAAACCGTCAGCCTCGACGAAACCGGCGGCTACAGCCTCGACGAAATCCCCCTCGTCCCGATCTACAGCAACCGGCGTGGCGCGTTGATCTCCCAACCCCCACTCCTAGACATCGCCAACCTCAACATCACCCACTACCAACGCCAAGCCGACCTAATCCACGCGCTCCACATCGCCGCAATGCCCACCCTTGTCCTAGAGGGCTGGGACGACACCACCGGCAGCGCAACGATGGGCGTCAACTACGCCATCGCCATGCAACCCGGCAACAAGGCGTACTACGTCCAAGCGGACGCCACCAGCTTCGACGCCCAAATGGCCGAACTCCAGTCACTGGAGCAACAAATGTCCACGCTTGGCGTTACCAAACTCTTCGGCCAAAAGTTTGTCGCCGAGTCTGCCGAGGCCAAGCGCATTGACCAAGCCCAATCCAACAGCGTCCTCTCAATCATCAGCCAAGAACTGGAAAGCGCCCTCAACCAAGCCTTCGCCTTTGCCGCCCAGTACGTCGGCATCGAACCACCCGAAATCACCATCGACCGCGACTTCGACTACTACCGCCTGATCGGCCAAGACGTCTCCGTGCTGGCCCAACTCAACCAGATGGGCAAGATCAGCGACGCGATGCTGCTGGAAGTCCTCCGCCGTGGCGAAGTCCTCCCCGACAACATCAACATCGAAGACGAACTGGAAGCCTCCACCGAAAACGCCCTCGCCTTACCTGAGGCCGCCGAGAACACCGGCGACGAAGACATGGACGAGCGCGAAGAGGAACTTAACTCTTAACTGCTAAAGTACACGTGTCCAAGTAATACACAACTGTGCCCGAAGAACAGCAAGCCCCAGTAACTCCTGTGGAGACTGGAGCACCTCAGCCTGTGGCTGACAGCTTGGATCTGGCCGCTCAACTCGAAGCGCTTCGTGCGAAAAACCAAGAACTAATCGCCGAGCGCCGCAAGGACCGCGAAAACCGCGAAACCCTCCAGAAACAACTGGAGGACGTCCGTCTCGCACAGGAACAAGCGAAAACCGCAAAACTTGCCGAGTCCGGCGAGTACAAAACGCTCTGGGAAGAAGCACAAACTACTGTCGCTGAACTCAAGCAACAACTCGCCGCAAAAGAATCCGAAGTCGAAAACATTCGCCAAGGATTTACTCAAGAGCAAGTCAAATCCGCCGCTATTGCTCAACTCTCACAGGCTGGTGCACTGGCACCCGATCAGCTGTATCGTTTATTGCAGGAGAACTTACGTGCCAAAGAAGGACAGCCTGTGGCTGTTGTCGGCGGCGTCGAAGTTCCAGTTGGTGAATACATCGCCAACTTGAAAAACCCCGGCAGCGGTTACGAGCATCATTTTGCCGCCACGAACCGCGCTGGAATGGGTGTTACGGGTAGTGCCCGTACAACCGCCCTTCCCGGTCAAGCCAACCCCTGGTCTAAGGACAGCTGGAACGTCACTCAGCAAATGATGATGCTTGCCAGCGATCCCGACAAAGCCCGGTTGTTGAAAGCAGAAGCCGGTCTCTAGCCCCTGTGGGGCACCTCCCCAACCTTGATTCCACTGGAGCTAACCAATGTCTGCTTCTAACAGCAACTTCGGGGGAACTTTTCTCTCGAACCTCGTAACTCGCCCCGAGTTTCTTCAGTACACCGCTGAGGGCATTTTCGAGCAATCGAAGTGGGTGCAAAGCGGCATCATCCAGCGCAACGCTGCCCTTGACGCCCGCGCCGGCGGCACCCGCGTGCGCGTGCCTTTCTTCGACCCCATCGCCCCCACCGAAACCCAGATCCTCTCCACCTCCAGCTGGAACGGTGGCCTGGGTTATCTGACCGCGCAGAACGTGACTGCCGACGAGCAGATCATGACCCTGCTCCACCGTGGCTTCGCCTACGCCGCTGACGACCTCAGCAAGCTGGGCTCTGGCGCCGACCCCCTGGCTCACGTCCGCAACCAGCTGACCGCCGCCATCAACAAGCTGAAGACCGCCACCCTGAACGCCCAACTGCTGGGTCTGTTCGGCGGCATCAGCGGCGCCGGCGTGCTGGGCGCCAACCAGACGAACAAGTCGTTCGCTGGTGTCCCCGGTTCGATGACCGAGGCCAACTTCATCAACGTGGCAAACGTTGTGGCCGCCAAGGCCAAGCTGGGTGAGCGCGGCGACGAACTCGACGCCATCGCCATGCACTCCAACGTGGCGTACTACCTCCAGCAAGTGGGGATGCTGACCTTCAGCACCTCTGCACTGTCCACCGGCGGTGCCGTGGTCTGGGGCGGCGGCGGTGTGGGTGTCACCCAAACCGAAGTGGCGACCTTCGCTGGTCTCCGCGTGGTGATCGACGACCAACTGACCTACCTGACCGGCGGCACTGCCACCCACGCGGTGAAGTACCCCGTCTACCTGTTTGCCTCGGGCGTCGTTTCCGAAGGAATTCAGCAGGATCTCCGCCTCGGCGCAGACCGCAACATCCTGTCCATGCAGGACATCCTGGCCGTGGACTACCACTACGGTTACCACGTGACTGGTACCAAGTGGAACGTGGCCGGCGACAACCCGACCAACGCTGCCACCACCGGCAACCTGGCCGACACTGCTTCTTGGGCTCTGGTCTACAGCGCCGCCAAGAAAGTGCCCCTCTGCCGCTTGCTCGTAAATACGCCATTCGACCTAACGGCGTACTGATAAACCGCTTTACTTGCGGTATGATATGGGCCTCTTCCGAGGCCCTTTTTCATGGAAACCCGTCCCATCCCTTCTGTAATCGGGTACAGCGCGTCAAAAGACGGCAAAATCATCAGCCACCACCGCCTAGAGCCATTCGCTTTAAGACAGACAAACCACACGCAGGGCTACAAACAGGTAAACCTCAAAACGTCTAAGGGTTTTCGCACAAGGCTTGTTCATGTACTTGTATTAGAAGCCTGGATCGGACCTAGGCCGGAAAAACACGTCACCAATCATAAAAATGGCGACAAAACCGACAACCGCCTTGAAAACCTTGAGTATGTAACCCAAACCGAAAATATGCGCCATTCGTACGCAACAGGTTTAAGCCCTAAACCACCTACTCGGTACGGCGAGGACTTAAAGCACTTAGCCAAAATGACGACACAAAAAGTCCTGGCTCTACGGGCTGAGACAGACCGAGAGCCAGGTTACCTAGAGCGTTTTGGTGTCAAATACGGGATTAGTGCCGCAACAGTGTCTAAGATCCTGCTACGTCAAACATGGAGGCACATTTAAGATTCAATTTCTCCGATGCGCATACGCTCCTGATACTCAAATACCTCAGGAGCACGACCCACCATCTTGTACGAGTGGGTCAACAGCTCACGAAACACATGAGGACTCACAGCGAGTTCCTGCTGGATCGCCTCAGCATCTTCACCAGCAGCAACCTTGGCGCGAATCGTCTCAGCAACTACCTCAAGCGAACGCACCTCAGCGCCCGGAACAGCCGAAAGCGCCTTTGTTTCTACAGTGGCATCAACACTGGAACTTCTGCGAGCAGGCATGGAACTAGTCCGTCTTTTCGTACTACATGATAAAACCCGTTCGCACGTCGACGTTCCTTACGGCAAACATCTAGAAGCCCAAGCCGACATCGAAATGCAAGGCGGCGAGGTTTACCACGCTGCACTCCTCAGCAATACACCCAAAGCGAGGAAATCTAGGACTGGCGCTAGACTCAAACAAAGGATGTACTAAGCCGTGCCAGCTGTCATCGACGCCACTCTGAGTGGAGCTTCGGCGAACAGCTACGTCACGCTGGCCGCCGCAAACACATATTTTGAGACGGTCCCCGACAGCAGCACCTGGACCAGCAAAACCGACGACCAAAAGAACCGCGCGCTGATTTCCGCCACCCGTTGGATCGACGGCCTGAGCTTCTACGGCGACCGCTGCACCACAACCCAAGCCCTCAAGTGGCCCCGCGAGGACTACACGGTTGACGGCATCGACCTTGCCTGCACCCTGATCCCCGAGCCCATCAAAACCGCCACTTACGAGCTGGCACGAGCCCTCGCCAACGACACCGACGCCATCACCGGCACCACCGGCACCACGGGCATCTACGACCAAGTAGAACTCGGCGAACTCAAGGTCAAATACAACAAAACCAGCCAAACCAGCGGCGTGATTAACAACGTCTTCGACGTTTACCCCTGGCTCCAGTCCTACCTAGGCCCTTACTGCATGGGCGGCGCCGCAAACTACGCCGTCCGTCTCTTCCGAGGTTGACATGAGCCTCATTGACGACACCTTTGCCCCAATCCCTGCCACCATCCTGAACGACTGGGGCCAAACCATCACGTACATCAAAACCGCCACGCCACGTACCTACGACCCCACAACTGGCGCAGTCAACGGAGCGGACACCAACGTCACCCTCAAAGCCGTTATTACTCGCCTCAACCCGCGTGAATCCGAAGGTCTGTACCAAACCACCGACCTCAAGGTCATCATTGGCACCAGTGAGCTTGGAACGTACTACCCGACAGAAGCCGACCGCATCCAGTACACCCAAGACGGCGCCACCCGCGAAGCCAAAATAATCGCCCTTACTAGCTATCGCGGCGACAACCCTGTTATGCACGTACTAATTGCGAGGCCACAATAATGACTAGAGACTTTAAAAATTTAATAAACGACATGAAAGAACTCGTAAATAAATCAGCTCGCAACGCTGCTGTGGAAATAGTGAATGGACTTGTAGAAGCCGGTCCAGCGTACTCAGGTCAATTTTCTTCTGCTTGGTACGCCGTAGAACCTGGGCAATCCCCTGGAGGCCCACGTTCTGCAGGAGGACACACGTATAAGTACAACTTGCGAAACGTCCCACAAGCCCGCTTTAGGTCGGGCACCTACTACGAGATTGTGAACGGTGCAAGCTACGCAGCCCAAGCTCTTGACCTAGACAGTGGTGTTTTTAAAACCCAGTACGACAACGACGGAAATATATTAGATCCCGTTAAAGATCCAGTGGCTGTCGGGACACGCACCGGATCAAAGCGTGGCCAAGTCTCTAGTGGCACAGGCTTTGCTGTAAGTACAGCACCTCTTGACTGGTACGTTACCTACACAAGCGGGGGAGCAATGCAGCGAGATTTAGGTAACGGCGTGCGTCTGGGTTTCCGTCAAGGCCCCAAAGGCGGTAATGTCCCCGGTACAGGTTTCGGCTAATGAACTACCAAGCCATCCGCGCCGCCGTCGAAAATCCACTGCTTACAGCATTTGGCGCACTAACCCCAGCAGTACCTGTTTACTTCGACAACATCACGGCCGTCCCGCCCAATACAACCACTGAATACGTTCGCGTCAATGTTACTTTCGGCATTACCAACGAGCCCACCCTTACCTCCAGCGTTGACAACGCTCGTGGCGCGGTCGTCATCCGCATTTTCACGGAAAAAGGCAAAGGCCCAGCCCGCAACCAAACTTTGCTGACCACTGCCGTAAACGTGCTGGAAACCATCAACAACAGCACAAAAAGCACTAGCGGTGTTTACTTTAAGGTCGGTGAAATTAACGGTCCGGCGTTTTCCGCTACGGAAGAGTCTCCCCATTTCATGGGACGTATCGACACTTCCTACGTAGCGACTGTGTTGTCATAGGAAATGTTTGTGTTGGGCGCTAACCTGTATTAAGCCGGGCAGTGCCCGCCCACAACGTCATCTTTGGTACGCCCAATGGCAACCACCGTTCTGTCCGGCACGTCCGGCGCCCTCTACTACAAACCCGCCGGCACCACCGGCACCTTCGGCGAATCCAATGTCAACATCAGTACTGATGTGATCACTGTTTCGCCCTTCCTGAACTTCAAGGTTGGCGACCCCGTAAAGTTCCGCGTAGTAAACAGTCAAACCGGCGAAGCAGGCAGTGGCACGCTGCCTGCGCCTATTTCAGCCGCCACCACCTACTACGTGCTGAGCTACACCGCTAACACCGGTGCACTCACCGTCTCCACCTCCGCTGGTGGCACCATCCTTGCCATCACCGACGACGGCACGGCTGCTGCCCCCAACGAATTTGAGGTGTACTACGCCGACTTCGCCGTTGTCGGTCAAGTCCGCGACTGGAGCTTCGAGATCAGCCGCGCTGAAATCGACGTCACCACCATCGGCCAAACCCCCGGTCAGTACGTCCCCTTCCGCAGCTACATCTCCGGCTTCGGCGATGGCACTGGTACCGCAACGGTCTACATGACCGACGAGGACGCCGCCCTCTCCAACCGCATGGTCGAGGACGTGCTGCAGCGCCAACAAAACGGCGCCGCCTTCAAGCTGTACACCGACCGCGTTTTCAGCGGCGGCACCCTGAGCGAAACCCTCAGCCGCTCGATCAGCTTCGACGCTGTGTTGACCTCCGCCAGCCTCAACATCAACCCCGACGACGCCCAATCGGTGACCGTCAACTTCCGCCCGGCTGGCACCCCCACCTTCGACTTCTCCAAGTCCTGATAACCTGCTGGAGCAGTTGGTTCAGCAACCCCGGCCTAACCGCCGGGGTTTTTCATGTCTAGTCCGCTACAGTAGTCCGAGAAAGCCCAAGGTTTTATGCCTGCCTCCATTCCGGTTCGCGCCATTGATCGCCTGCGCAAATCGACTGATCTGCAGCCCACTAAAAAGGAAGTTGTCCTATCTGACGGCAGCGTATTTGAAATGTGGTCTACACCGCTTGTGATGGCTGAGCGCGAACGCGCTCAGAAACAAGCCAAGTCCGACGATGCCAACGCCTTTGCGCTTCAACTGCTAATTGTCAAAGCGTTGGACGAAAACGGCGCCAAGCTGTTTAGCGCCGGCGAACTGGACGTCCTCAAAAACGAAGTCAAGGACAAGGATCTCCAAGCTCTGATGCTGGCAATCCTGACCGACGACGCCGAGCCCATCGACCCCAAGAACTAGCCAAGGAGCTTCGCCAGGACAACTGGCTTATGCTCCAGTTCGGCGTCGCCAAGGAACTGGGACTCAGCCTCGGCCAAGTCCGCAGCATGATGACCGCCGAAGAACTCCTTGGCTGGAGCGCCTACTTCCAAATCCTGAACGAAGACCAGCAAAAGGAAATCGAAAAGGCCAAACGCCGCCGCTAACCCGGCGGCTTTTTTACGCCGTAGACTGTTTTTACGCTAGTACGACAGGTCGGTGGCCGATTACAACGCCAATATCAAGGTAAACGCCGACACGCGCCAGGCAGAATCTCAGCTAAAAAAGCTGCAAAACTCTCTTGACAAATTAAGTGACATATCGACAAAAGTAAATTTACAAAGTGCACAACAACAATTTAATAAACTAGGCACTACTTTACGGGGTATTGGAGAACGGGGTGCCTTAGGAGCCATCACTTTAGGTGCAGGTAAAGCTGCAGCATCTATCGGCGGCCTCGGGGCGAAGTTTGGAATCCTTGGTGCTGCTGCTGCATCCACTGGAGCAACAATAAACGGAGCACTTGGTGGTGTCCCAGGTGTAATTACAGACATTCTTGCGCAGGCAGGACACCTACCCAATGCTTTTGGTCTTGCGGCGGTTGCCGCAATGGCTTTTGCACCGCAAATACTCAAAGCCAGCAGCGCAACGGTAGGTCTAGGCGCTGCAATAGACAAAGCGGTAGGTAAGCAGACAACAGAAAAAATTGCTGGTGTTGTCGACAGTATTGGGCGCTTAAACATTGAGCTAGAAGCTACCAAAGCAACTTTTGAATCCTTAATTGCTGGCAACACACTAAACCAACTTAACAGTCAACTAAAAGATGCTGTTAAAGAAAGCGGAGAATTTCACTCTTCAACAGAAGAAGCTGTAGTAGCTGCCCAACAACTTGTAGCAGTTCAGCGCGAACAACGTCGTGAACAAAAGGCGATTACGGATCTTATCCGCCAAGCACAAGGTCTTCAGCCACAAGATGTTCGAGATACCGAAGTATCCCGTCGAGTTGCGCTACTTAAATCACGAGAAATCCAGCAACGAAAAGACCTACAACTACAAAATCAAATCAATGCCGAACTTGCTGAGTACGAACGGTTAGCCGCTGAAGTAGCCAACCAGACCAAACAATGGGCAAATAATTTAGACCGCATTGCCCGCTCCAGTCGTGCAGGCGTACTAGGAAGTCAATCGCAAATTCAAGCTCGCCTTCAAGAATTCCGCGAGGGTCGCCGCAGTGCCGAAATTGCACGTCAACGAAGCACAGAACTCGTTGCGCGCGAGCGGCAGCTTGCTGGCGGTCAATACTCTCTGGCTCAAGTCCCTGCCCGTGGTGAGTTATTCCCAGGCGGCCGCACAGAAACAGCAGCAAACCAGTACCGCGCAATGCTTAACGAGCAAGCGCGTATTCAACAAGCTGCTGCCACAGCCCTACAACGCTCAGAAAAAACGCTTATCGGCCTTCAAGCCCAAACTTTACGTACAGAACGCGACATAACTGCCGCAAAACGGCAACAACAAACTATCGACGAACGCAGTATTCAACTAATCCGCGAACAAAACAAACTTTTAATGCAGCAGTACCGCGCCGAACAGCGCGTATCCGCTGGTGTCTTGGACCCTGCATCACTTCGCGCCGATCGAATGAGGCGCGTGGAACAAGGACGTACTCAACAGCAACGTCGGCGCGAAATGACTGAGAACGCCATCATCGGTGGCGCTTTTCCAATGCTGTTCGGCGGCGGACCCGGAGCAGTCATTGGCGGTGCAGCAGGTGGCTTTATTCCCGGCAACCCGATGCTTTCGGTTGCCACTAGCGCTCTTGGTGCCCTTCTGGATCAATTTGCTACGTCTGTCACGGAAATGGGCTCCAATCTCCGTGACCCCATCGCCAACTTCCAGAAACTTGCAGACGCTGGGTTAATCGCCAGCCGCAGCCAACAAGTATACATCCAGCGTTTAATTGAAGCAGGACGAGTAACCGAGGCAGCAACACTTATCCAAGAGGAAATTATCCAAAAAATAGGTGTTAAGGGCATAACAGATTTACAAAATGCTGGAGCAGCCTCCTCCAAGCTCACTAAAGCTTTAGCCGAACTATCTCTGCAAGCCCAAGCTGCTGTTGCCGGTCCTTTGGCTGCACTGCTTAGCTGGCTCTCCAGTGTAGTGGCTATTGGTAATCGCGTGACATCGCAAGCGGCGCAGCAAACAGATATTCTGGCTGGATTGTCCACGTCTGACCAAACGTCTTTACAGCGCGAAGAGCAACGCATACTCCAAGGAGCGAATCTATTTAACGAAGCTGAAAAACGTAGACAAGTAGAAGCTCTTTATCAAAGTTACGCATCGAGAGCAAATATACAAGCTCCCGGCATGTCTATTGACAAAACAGCCGAATCCCAGGCTAAAGCTGTTACGCAAGAGCTTGCTGCACAAGTCCAACTTGAATCACAAAAACTTACACTATCTGGAATGTCCTTGGAAAAGGACGGCATGGGCTTTGTAGCTGTAGCCAAACGCGTAGCACAACAAGAATACGAAAACAAACTTTTAGAAATTAAAAATTACTGGATTGGAAAAGCGTATGACGCAGAAAAGAATCAGTTAATGATTCGCCAAGCAAACCTACAGTTCTCTGCAAAAGTAAAAGAAATTGACATGCAAGCAGCACGCGCTGCTGAGCAAGCCGCCGAAGAACGCATCCGCGCTTACCAACAGACATTGCAACTTCAAAATCAGTTGGCGCAAACAGTTCTAGACGAGTACAGAATTTTGGAGCAAGGCGTAGACCTGTATAAAGGTCCAGTAGCAGGTTACGAAAAAAGTCTCATTCTACTGGAACGCCGTACAGCAATCCAAGAAGGTATTATTCAAAATGAATACAAATCCGCACGGGCAGCGAAAGACTATGCAGCTAATCAAGCAACAATAGACGCAACATTTCGGAACAGACTTAACAACTTAAAGTTAGAAAAAGACTACTTAGAAGCACAATTAACTATACAACGTGAACGTGCGCTTTTGGAAGAAAGCCTTGCTGCAAGGCAGTTGATCTCGCAAAATGCGCAACGTCGTGTAGCCGGGCAAACGGAAATTGATCGCCTTCAAACACAACTTGATTTTCCTTTTGGCGGCGAGCAGCTCGAACGCGATATGCAGATGCTGGACCAGTACACACGTCGTATGGACGAACTAGTTCCTTTACAAGAAAAAATTACCGAACTACAAAAAACTATTAGCGCGGCCACCCAAACACCCGGAATACTTACAGAGAGACAGCTTACACAAAAACAAGCAGAACTTACTGTCCAGCAAGATCAACTACGTCAATTAGAAACTGAGATACACCTTCGAGATCAACTGGAACAACAGTTACTTAGCCAGCAGCAAATCTACGCAAAGTACGGTTTTATCGTAGACGAAGTTTCTAACGCACTTAGCGATTCCATCACAGGGTTAATTACTGGCACAACAACTGTGACAGAAGCTTTTAGTCGCATGTTTGAGAGTATCGGTAAAGCCTTTATTGACATGGCTACCCAGATGCTGGCGCAAAAGCTGTTTATGACAGTGCTAAGCGCTCTGGTTCCTGGTGGTAGCTCGATCGTCCAAGGCGTAGATGTACCGGTAAGCCAGATGCCTACAGGTATGGCTTTTGCCGAAGGTGGTTTTGTTACCGGACCTACCAACGCCTTGATTGGTGAAGGCGGCGAACCGGAATACATTATTCCGGCAAGCAAGATGCGTGCTGCCATGGGACGCTATGCCGGTGGTGCTCGTGGTGCATCCGTTATTCCCGGCAACGGCGAAAGCGGCGGTGGCAGTATGGGAGCAGCGCCTTCCGGCACCATCGACGTGCGCTACAGCATCGAACGCATCAACAACGTGGACTACGTCACCGCCGATCAGTTCCAGCGCGGAATGGCGCAAGCCGCCCAACAAGGCGCAATCCAAGGTGAACGCCGCGCCATGCGCAGCCTTAAAAACAGTAGTGCGACGCGCCGAGGAGTTGGCATCTAATGGAATACGCCTACGGCCACCTACTCGACATCGGCCCCAGCGGCCAAGCCGCCCAGTACCGCTTCCAGAACTACGCCATCAACCAAAACGTTGACGGCTACTTGTTTTTGCCGTTCAGCTTCGGTGGCGCGGTAGCCACCCTCCAAGGCGACAACTTGGATGCCACGCTCCAGTTCGCCAACATCGAAATGACCCGCGCGTGGATTGTTGACGCCCTCGATAACCTATGGGTTGCCAAGGTCACCACGGTGCTCTGGGAACCCTCCACTGGAGCAGTCCAGCGCACCCTTTACACCTACTGGGGCACCTGCTCTAGCGGCGGCTGGGATGAGGTCAACATCCAAGTCAGCCTGAACTCTGTGCTCGACGCTGTGCAATCCAACATCCCCGGCCGCAGGCTGCACCGCTGGCAAGTCGGCAGCATTCCGTTCACCGCGCAAATCAGTGTGTGAGCATCTGATCGGGCGACGCTACGAGTACGGAGGCGACGACTGCATCCACCTCGTCATCGACGCGCTCAAAGCCCTTGGCAAAAACCCGCCAGACGTTGCCGACGACTGGTACAAACTCAGCCCACGCGGCATCTTGCGCGAGCTGGCGCTGTACTGCGACACCCTAGACGTGCCCGCCTACGATGGTGACATCATTCTGTTTGGCGCCAAGCCACCTGAATTCGGAGTCCAATGGCAGAGTGGCATCCTATTCATAAACCACTTGATTTCCGCAGTGGACTGGAAACCGGT